ACGGTCGCCATCAACGTCTCGCTGATCTGACGGTTCGTACCGCTGTTGCCGAACTCCGACGATGCCCACACCGGGTAGGTGGCAGGGTCGACGTTGAACAGCGAACCGGACGAATCAACGATGGTCTGAAGGCCAGTAACCTCTTTCTGCGAGGTGCTGCTACCACCGTTCCCCGACCGGAAAATGTAGGTCGAGAAGGTGGTCGTAACCGCCGAAGAAAGAGTGACTTTGTAGTAACCGTCAGCTCCAGCAGTACCGCTAGCAGCCGTAGCCGAAATGCTGACACCGGAAGCCGTTCCCGTCGGGGAAGCGGTCGTACCAATGTCAACCAGCATCCCAGTTTCAAGCTGACGGAACTGAACATCGGACACGCTCGATTTGAGGTTGACAACAACCGAGTTGGTGGTCTGAGCAAGCTCAGCGATCACACCATCGGAAGTTCCCCAAACCTGACGGTTCACATCACGTTTCAGGTCGTTGACAACACGTTTCGTTTCAGCGTCAAGAGCACGCTCAAACGATCCTTTGTCAGTGTCAGCGGCACGCATCAGGGGACCGGTGAGCTGGATACGACCGTAATGGTGTTTCAGCGTCACACGCTCCTCGACGTAACCCTGGTTGCCGGCGGTGGGGAGAGTGCCACCTTCCGCACGGGAACCGATACCCGAGTTGCGGGTCACATGAAGCGACAGGACGGCACGACGGCCATCAGTGTCTTTCGTGTTTTTCTCAACATAGGTGAGGATCGGAATGTCGTTGTTGATCTGCTCGCGGACTGCCGGCTGGTAGTCCTCCTTCAACGCAGAATCAGCAGTAGTTTTCGTTGCGCCCATGATGGCGTCCTTTCAAGAGGAGGGTATATGGATTGTTGCTTCCCTGCTCAAGCACCAGGCTTTTGCATGGTTCAGAACGCTTTAGGCTCCAGGCCGGCTGCGTCACACTTTTTTTGTTGAATGGCACCAGGCCATAATCACAAATGATAACAGGTTGTTTAACCGAATTCGCGCACTAGACGTTCATGCAAAGCTTGGCGGGCTTCAGCCATCGTGCGGGGCGGCTGCGCGAGCGACGGGGCAGCACCATTGCCTTGAGGGGTGCGAGGACCGTCAGCCTGACCGGTTTTCTGACCAATGTAAGCATCAATGATTGACTGTCGGTACGCTTTGACCTGCTGATCGGCAGCAGCCAAAAGGTCAGGATGTTCGGCCGGATCAAGATCATTCGCATATTTCAGTAGCAGCACATAGTCGTCGCTGTTCTGCTGATACCCCATCTTTTCGGCGGTCTGCTGCACATTGAGGACAGCTTGCTGCTGATCCTGCTCCCAGCGGCCCTGCGTGTAAAGCTGTTCGGCTTCCTGACGAGCCAATTCGCGCAAATAATCCTCATCGATAACTGGACCGTCAGTAGCCCAATCGTTGCTCGTGTCGGCAACCTGATCATCTTCACCAAGAAGATCATTCAAAATTTGGATTGCTTCAGGGTCACCCTGCTCGGCAGCGCGCGACAACTGCAAATACTGGCCGAGAGCACTTCGCTCTTCTGCGCTATACCCATCAAAATACGATTCAACTTCACGCAACTGGGTGCGATACCGGGCCGATTCCTGACGAAGCTCATCAACATAAGCCCTGTCGAACGTGTCGGGTTCCTGCGAGGCAGGCTGTCCGGCGGGCGCAGCATCTGGCGTTTGCATCGGCTCTGATGCTGGCTCCAACCCGTGGAACGGCTCGTCGGGCGTGCTATCAATCAGGTTCGTCACTTAGTTTCCAGCTCCTTAGTTGTGTGCCGTACAACGGCAGCATCATATTCTTTTTCTCCGAGCAACACATTTTTGCTGTGGTCAAAAATTAGGCTGGTATGAGCCATAATTCTGAACCCTTCTTTTTTTACCCGCCGGCAAAAAGAGATGTCTTCTCCGAACTGGTCGGCATCCCACACTATTTTCCGTAAATGTTCTGCTTGTTCCGCAGCAGGAATTTCGGTTAGGCCATCAGCCAACATGTCCCAATCTACGATGGGTAAATGGTGAAACGGGTTGATGCGCTGATCATGAAATCGTTGCAACACTTTGCGAGACACAATCATATTTGAGCAGCCTGCCGCCGTAATTTCCAGCAACGTATCTTTCGGATAGGTGGTTTGCTGAACAATTTCATTGTCATGCCGGCCTGGACCCCAAATGTTCGGGTAGAGAAGATCGGCACGTTCATCTTTAGAAATGAAAGTGATTCCGCATAGGATCCCAATATCAGGCTGTTCGTCTTGTAGACGGGCAAACAAATCGATGAGAGAAAAAACGGTGGAAGGATGAGCATATTGGTCGCTGTCCAACATGAGAAGAGCATCACTATCAGTTTGTTCTAAGAACGTGTTGACTAGGGTGCCTCGTCCTGCGGAAAGCAGCGGACCAGATCGGATACACACATGATGATCCAACGTGTGTTGTTCAGTTGTCGTTTGAAGCAGCCCAACCATCGTATGGAAAAACCATGCGTCGATTTGCCCACCGTGGACTACACCCACAGAAACGTTCAACCTGTCGCTCCACTATTCGGGGTGATAGCGCCACCCATCATGTCGGGGCCAGCCATCATCGGATTTCCGCCGGGAGGTGCCCCACCACCCATATCTTGGCCCATGGTGACCTGCTGAGACTGTGCATCTTGCGGCATTGGCATGCCACCCAACGTTCCGGTACCTGGCATCTGATCCGCATTCGCAGCCTGTGCCAGCATCGGTGCGGCTTGCGCCCGATACTGCTGTTTCGCAGCTTCTTCAGCAGCAAGGTTGCTATGCGCTTGAACATGCTTATCGATTGTTGCTTTCGCCTGCAGGTCAAGACGTTCGTAACGAACGGAAAGCCGGAAAGCGTTATGTTCCTCAATGTGAACCTGATGGTTGTCAAACGTGGCGGGCACTTCTGGTTCGCCCAACCCCATCTGATAGTTTTCGCGACGAGCTTTGCTCACATTCGGATCAATGGCCTCGATGAAACTGCTGTTGCCAGGAATGTCAACATAAGCAGAAAGTTCGCGGGGTGTCTGAATAATTTTGCGGTCTAGGAATGCCATACCACGGGCAAACCGGGCAGCTTCGTTCATTGGGGCGATCGCATCGTAAGGGACACGCGCATACGTCTGGCCAGCAAACGATTCGCCATTCCATTTGAATTTTTCTGCAATATATCCAGGCTGGTTGATTCGGGCGGAACGCTGCTCTTCAACGGGAACAAGTTTTTCGTAGGTGCGGAGAACCATTGTGGCAATATCTCCGAACACATCTGCCATCGTTTGGGCAAGTTTCCCAGTTGGGGTTTCGTCTTGCTCAGCAAGGATACTCAAACCAAGCCCAGATTGAACGTTTGCGGGGGTGGTACCACGCGACACATCGTGCACACCAATAATGTCGTCCATAGCGTTCGCAAGTTCTTGTGGGGTGCGCTGCCACCAGTCTGGCATCGGAGGTGGCGACAACCATTGCCACGGCTGATCCCCATCATGAAAAATGAATTCGGCGGCTTCATCCGACCAGTTTTCGGCGTTGATACGTTCCGACGAATTGTTTTGGATGCGAGCATTCCCAGCTTGTTTCAAATGTTCAAGGATGCTTGTCCACGAATGGTTCAAAGCAGTTTGGACAGGGATTGCATCGGTGACGATAGTGCGTCCAGCCCAACGTCCCTCAATGATCGTTTCGCGGCAACAGGCCAAGTTGAGACGATCACGGAACGGAAATGGCCACGGATGCGGCCCATCAACAATTTCGTCGTTGACAACAGTGGCAACTGTGCCTTGCCGATTGTCGACATTGGGCCTCTCATAATAGGTGAGAACCAACGTCAAGTTGAGAGGCATCTGCCCGTTGCCCTGTTTTGCGAGACGGGCCTGCATTGGGGTGAGCGCATTGGATGCGTCAGAAGCCGGCGTTTTCGTCAACCCGTACTGCTTTTTGACTTCATCAGGGGGAATGACTTGAGCTTTGATCCACCAGTTGGCCCGCTCAATGTCACGGGTACCAGGTTCGGTAGCAACTTCGCTGATGGAAAGACAAGTGATTTTTACGTCACCTTGGTTGAGGGTACGACCATCAATGTTTTGTCCGATGTAACGGCCAGCACTGGTATCCCAATCCAAACAGAGAATTCCTGTTCCGCCTTTCCAGGTGGTCCAAGCAAGTTCTTCTCTGATCCGATCCCATTTCTGCTCTTCAGAAAGGGAACTGAGAACACCTTGTGCCATTGCTGCGCCACGCACCGTCAAATCGTCGGGGGCGTCAGGAGTAACCTCAAAAACGAGAGGTCGTTTCAACAATTTAGAAAAGATGCGGCGTGATTCTGGGCCGATACGAGGGATCGTCACCCTAACTTTGCGAGGGTTGCGGGGCAGCTGAAGAATTTCTTGCCGAGTGTTATGCCGGTAAACCCACTGCTCGCCTTCAATGTATGCGGCGTTTTCCTGGTAGATAAGCTGTTCGTTACGAATGTTGCGGGTACCAGAATCATATTTTTTGCGGATTTTAGCGGCAGTAATTTCGGATTCGTTGGGAACAGCCGGCGGCTGATTATCGATGATGCTGGTCATCAGATACCTACCGGCCCGTCAAATCCGTCAAGCATTTCTGTTGGATCAGAAATGAAGACGGGTTGCGGCGCAGAAATAAATTCTTGGTTGAGGATACGCGCTTCGTTCGGAGTGCGGGCAATGATCGTATTGATTAGGTAGCGGCGGTCTTTCATATGAGACCATTCCAACCATCCGACAAACACCATCAAAGAGATAGCGATGATAGTTTCAATCATGCGAGAGCCTCTGCAAGACGCATTTTCAAATCGGCCATAGCATCAAGTTGTGCTTCGGCAGCTTGCGCCCGTTTTTTCCAATGAGCCAAATTTTCTCGGTCAACAAGATTCGGTTCAATATAACCGATAAGTGATGCGAGTTCACGCGAACAAGTTTCGCAGAGAACTGCGGCTACTTCTGCGAATGCTGGCTGGCCTTCCATGTCCGTTTTGACATCACAATAAAATCCGAGGTCAACAAGATGTTCTCCATTGTCACGAAAATCGTGGAGTCGACGGGGTGCTCGGCATGAGATGCAGCATCCTCCAGCGGGATGACCGGGAGGATATTCGGGGATCAACTGGAAAGCCATGTTGAAGAATGTTACTCCTATGTGAGGGTGATACTGCGGGATCTTTGCCATAGACGGTGAGAACCAATTTGGGATAGCTGTTGGCTTACCGCTCCTGTCTTCTGTCCCGTAATAGAAAGTGTACCTGTTCCAAAAATAGATGCGGTCCTGAACACAGTTTTATATGCGGTTGTTTGGAGAAGACCAGTTCCAGCAATGCTGGCAGTTCGAGTAACAGTCCGATAGCCGGCTGCGGCAATCAGGCCAGATCCCGCAATGGATCCTGAACGAGAAACAGTTTTATAGCCGGTGGCAGCAACAACACCTGTCCCGGTGATTGTTGCCGAACGAGAATAAGAACCTGGTTCTTCAGTGAGTAGAAACGATGCGTCTTCTAAAAGGAATTTAGTTGCATCTTCTAACAGCAGATAGTTCGGCATAGTTAGCCGTAATATTCGGTGACGATAATCAACCCGTCGCCACCGTTTCCTCCAGCTCTACCCGTAGCGTTGGATTCGACACGGCCTCCAGAACCACCGCCGCCCATCATGCCGTTGTTTCCTGCCGTGTTCGCCAAAGTTCTGCCGCCACCACCCCCAAAATATGAGGGTGCCCCACCGCCACCACCAGTATCGGTTGCGCTGTTGCGGCTGGCCGAATGGCCGTCAGCCCCACCAGAAAGAATTGCGGTGGCGGTACTGTAGTTAGCGCCAGCCGTACTGACCGTGGGGGCAATACCACCAGCATTAAAAAATGCGGTGGTGCCAGCAGCCATGGTGAAACCACCACCGCCACCTTTAGCGGTGAGAAGCGAACTAGCAGCCCCGAAAGTGGTGTCTCCACCTGCCGTACCGTTGTTCGTTCCTGCAGAACCGCCTGTGCCTTTAGCTCCCACCGAATATGCGTATGTTGAGGCGGGCGATACGATCACGGCTCGCACATAACCGCCTGATGCGCCACCAGTACCGACAGAAGCAGTGGTGGCCCCACCTGCAGCACCTCCGCCGCCACCGCCAGCACCAACCATTTCGATGCTGATCACAGTGGCGTTGACAGCAGTGGTATAAGTGCCGGAACCTGAAGCCTGAAAAATTTGGACGGTAGGGGCTTTCGCTCCCAATGTTGTTTTCAAGTTTGTTTTCGTAATTTTTTTATCGGTACCTGATGCGGCCATTGTCACATCTGCCGTATCAACAAAAACGAAAAGGTCGGCAGTTCCGATAGTGGTGCCAGCTGTCAGATCAGTAATCTTTTTGTCAGCCATATTAATCGAGGGTGACAGTCAACGCTGAAAGGGTGAACGTGTCACCTGCGGTCACTGCGACACTGGATGACATGATGCCTGATCCGAGAGCATTGCCGGCACTTACGTTGTCCCATAGGCTCACATACGAATACGTTTCGGTGGTGCTCACACTTGTCCACGATGGGGTGTTTGACAGGCTGATAACACCGCCAGATGCTGCACCGAACGTGACGGCTTGACGCGTCGTGTTACCTGCTGCGTTTGCAGTACAATCTTCACCTGGATCACCCGTATGCAATTTGGCGTAAATAGCAGTTGGGGCTGTATAGCTGGTGCCGTTACCGCCGCCACGCAACGTGTTCCCAAAAGCGTTTTCTAGATAGTTGGAAAGACTCATCAGTCACCTCTTCGAAGCACATAGATGGTAGTTGTGACGGTCGCTACCGCATACACGCCTTCGTTGACAAGATCCAAGGTGAGCGACTCGTTGATCTGCAAAGGAAATCCGGTGCTGGTCGTAACACCTTCTTCGCCTAGATAGACGGTTCCTGGCCCGGGGTTACGAACAAGACCGGACATCGGGTAGGCAACATTGTTGCCATAAACAGCGATGATGATGGTGCTGGTATCAGCCCCAACAGAAGGTCGGCGTGCTTTCACGACAAATCCATTTTTAGCCGGTCAGGTAGTTGCATTGACATGTGAAACACTTTTTGGGCGTTACGTTCAGTGAGTTGCTTGTTGAGCCGGCGAACATCAACCAACATTTTTATGGTCAACCCGAAAAGCAACAGGATTGAACAAAAAACCCAAAGATAATCCATTAGTGGAATGGCGTGTTGGGAGTGTTGGTGCGGAAAACTTGGGCGGTGAGAGTGGTGGTGCTAGTAATCCCGTAGATCACTTCGCTGCCATCGATAACACACGCAAGAACAGACCCAATATCAAGGGTGAATCCGGTGGTGAAAGTGAGGTCTGCACCGCCTACCGCAA